GAGCGCCGAAGCCTCCAGTTCCGCCCTGGCATCCAGAACGACCTCGAACGTGCTGATCGTCTGGTTCTCAGTTCCGCCCACCTGCGTGATGAGGATATGCGGAACGGAATACTCCGCCGGCAGCGGTCGGCAATATGCCGTCAGGTACGGGTCCAGCGCCTGCCGGATCTCGTCCTCAATATCAATTGACTTGTTGATGATCATTTGCCCACCGCCTTGCTAAGGATTTTGTATTCAGCTTCTTCCGCTGAAGTTGCGTCGTCATTTGCGACCACTCTTGCGACCGGCCTTGTGACTCCATAAGCCGAGTCTTGGAAGCGAGGCTCATCAGACATCTCTACATGAAACCCGCTCCCGCCTTTTGTGAGGGATGACGTTGCCCTTGCCGAGATCTTCTCAGCTTCGGCTTGTATCATGCCGCTGAGTCCTCGCAGAACTTCCGCAAACCCCGCAGGGTTCCATTCAATGTCCTTGATCTCGTTCATCCGCGCCACCTCTGCAGGTTCAACTGCATGTGGTTCAGTTTGCCCGCGTCTACCCAGACGAGCGGGTCGCCGTTTATCGTGTAGACTTCCCCGCGATATTCGATCCTGTCCCCCGCCTGGATGTCAGCGTCTTCCGGCGCGCATACCGTCAAGCCGTCTTGGATGCCAAGAACGCGCCCGTCCATTGACAGGTTCGTTGTTCCGGGCTGCACCAGGCATTCATTGATGACCAGTGTCGACGGATTATCCCAGTCGAACACGGTCGAGCCTCTGACTACCTTCGTCGCCGGACGGATTCGTGTGATCGATGTATGCCAGAACTTCAGCAGCATCTCACTCCTCCTGACTGTAAAAGTCGACAACTCCATACCGCTGCCGCCTCAGTCCGAGCCTCTTCAGGTCGTTCCTCATAATGCAGCCGGCGATACCGCCGCCGGGGATGGCATAAGTGCCTGACCACGAATAGTTGATCGCGCTCTGCGACTCCTGCGTCATCGGTTCGCCATCGAGCGACTGACGCATCGCACGCGCCACAATGTCCACGGCCACGAGCTTCACGACGCTGGCATAGGATTCTCTTTCCTCGACCATTGCATCGAGGTCCTTGTCGACTTTTACTGCCTCTTCACGGAGCGCATCCGACACCAGCGGCAGAAGTTCATCAATTCTGGTCTGTTCGTCAGCTGTGTAATTCTTGCCGGTTAGAGAAATTACATCCTCCAACGTCGCGAATGCACTCATTTTTTCACGGTTCCTTTCTTCTTGACCGGTGCCTTCACAGGCTCCTTCTCCTTCTTCGGGGAAGACTTGGGAGCCTCTACGGGTTCCCAGTCTCCACCAAGTTCAGAGTTAACGTCGATCACTGCACCGGTTTTCTTGTTCCGGTACTCCATGATCACGCCTTTACGATCGCGAAGCTCGCCGCGTCCAGGATGCCCCAGCCGATGAACGCTTCAGCGCGGAGAACGACTTCGTTCGTACGCTTCAGATCGCCAAGGCCATCCGGATCGCCGTATTCGATGACTTCGAGCGGGATGTTCTTCGCATAGCCCCAACGGAAAGCGTTCTGGAAGTCGCCGACAACGACGTGGTCGGTCTGAGATCCAGAAGCGCTGCCGGTCTTATTGACAGTGCCGTTAACATCCGAGACCATGCCATAGAAGGCCGCCGGATTCTGGCCGAAGCGATACTCCGGGAACTGCGGAACGCCGTTGACCTTGAGCGCCGCAAGAGCGGAGCCGGCCGCCGGAGAAAGCGCGATGCCGTTGACAGCTTTGTCGCCGGCAAGGACCATCTGGACCGCCGCGTCGATGTTCGCATCAACGTTGGCCGCCGCATAGGTGACCAGGTTGGAGACCAGGCCGTCGAAGCTGTTCGTTGCCTTGAAGGACGCATCCGCCAGATCCGCCGGATTGATGCCGTGCAGGGCCGCGATGTCGAGGCCGCGGGCGATCACTTTCGAGAAAGCGTCAGCGAAAGCCTGCAGATACGGCAGTTTGCTTTCCGCGCTGTAGATGAATTCATTAGATACACGATGCTGATAGACGAACTTGATCGGGCGAATGGTCTTCGGCGCGATGGTCGCTGCACCGGCCGGCTTGTTATCGCCTTCGCCAACGATCGACGCTTCGCCAGCGCCGGAGAACGTGAAGACCGTCTCACCGTTGAACGGGATCGGCTTCTGGCCGCTGAGCTTTGCAAGGGTGGAATGACCCTGCACCGCAACGAACATCTCGTTTGCAAGTTCCGTCGGGAAGTTGTTTCCCGCTGCTGTTCTGTTTGCCATCTTGTGACCTCCTTAGTCGTTACTGTTAAATGATGCCGCGAATTTTTTCCACGCAGCATCTTCTTTGTTACCGTTTGCCACCGGCTCGGAAGATCCGAGCGGCGCGACAGGCTTGCCTTTCCCGATCAGCTGTGCGAGGCTGTCCGCATCTGCGCGGATTTCTTCTTCTGTGCTTCCGTTCAGCCGGCTCGCCATCTGATACGGGATCCCCATTTCCAGAGCAATCTTCGTTTTTACCGAGGCCGTCTCGTATGACTGCACTTTCTTCTTCAGATCCGCAATTTCGGTCTCGGTGCCCTTGCTGGCTTCCGACTGCTTCTGGATCTGTTCATTCAGTTGGCTAATCTGTGCCGCATAATCAGCGTTTTGTGTCTTCAGCGCGTCATAATCGCTGTACTTTTCAGCAGCCTTCTGCTCAGCACGCTTTATGCGGTCGCCGATGATTCTGTCCAACTGTTCCTGGGTTTCAATAACCGTAAATTCTGCCATTTTGTTTCCTTTCCCCACTTTCCGGGTGGTATCCGTAATGTATGCACTAAAAAAGCACCGGTCACCCGATGCTCATCAGTACGCTATTTTTTGTTTTTTCTTTGCCTTAGTCTCCGCGCACACCCAATGCGCCAGGATCATGCTGTCCAGGATCGCGATGTCCGCATTCTGAAGCTGTGACTTGTAGCCGAAGCCGCCGCCGCTTCCAATCGCCCGCTTTTCGCAATTCGTTATGACCTGCTCGGCAGCGGACTGCTTCATGTGCACGATGGATCCGGAAGAAAGAGCCTGCTCGAACATCGAATTTGCCTTGATGATCTCCGGAACGCTCGGAACGATCGGCCGTTTTATCTTAGCCGTCTTCATAGCGTCCTCTAGGATCCCGATTCCGCTCTTTCCGTCCACAACCACTTTGCACACGTCTGCTTTGTCAATGAATCCAATCACCCAAGCGATCCCTGCGCTAACTGGCTTGCAAGCATAAGCCTCAACGAAGATCTTGCCGTCCGCCGTTCTCACAGCGATCGAAAGAGCCACATTGTTTCCGTCGATGCCGAACTTAACTCCGGCGAAGAGCTGCCCGCGAAGCTTCGGAAGCGTTTCGACCTCCAGTGCTTGCCACTCGTTTTTCGAGATAGCCGACTTCTGGTTGTACTTGATCCACAGTCCGAGTCGCTGGATGTTAAAGTCGATGTTGTCATCACCGATCTCCGAGCGGATCGTTCGCTCTTTTAGGACCGTTCCGAGCGATGGATTTGTCTCATACCATGCTTCCACGTCGTTCGGGTCCGTCATGTCAGGGACAGACCATTCCGCCCAGGCGGATTCATAGCTTTCGCCCTGCAGGACTTTCGCCCGGTACTTCGGGAAGACCGTGCCGGCGCTGATTGCCGTCGGCGGGGTGCCGAGCATGATCGTCTGCGGATTCGGCGAGTCAGAAACGACGTACTTTAAAGCCGTCTCCTGCTCCGGCGTGTACTCCTGAGCTTCGTCAATGATCAGAAGGTCATATCCTTCGCCCAATCCGCCGGTGGAAGTTCGCGTCCGGAACTCAATGACTGCATCGCCTTCACAATAAATGTGCTCTTTGCCGAATGCCCGGAATGTTGACAAGACCACGATGTTGGCCTTCTCACAAAGCCGTACGAGCCGTTCCCATACTGCGTGGGCTGTGCTTGCCCTGTGCGCTGTGTAAAGGATGCGTTCGCCGTTCTTCAGCCCCCAGAGGCACCGAATCAGCATATCTTCGGACTTGCCGTTCCTTCGCGGGATGCTGTAACCGAACTTCTGGTGGATCCACAGCCCTTCGGAGCTGACCGCCATGATGTCATAGCAAAGCGCTTCTTGCCACTCCAGCGCCGTGCGCTCGGTGGCGTTATAAAGGTCGACCGCCTCCTGGCCTTTCGTGTCGGAATAAGGCAAAATTACGGATACCGTCGGGGATTGTCTCCCGATTCTGGTATCCATTTGGTCCTCCTTATTCGCTGTTGACGTGTTCCACGCACACCCTCAAGCGCGACCACCTCCTCATCATTCAAGACCGTATTCTTTCCTCGCCCTAAGCTGTGCCTCAGACACATCTTCCCATTTATTGTGTTGCCACTCTGACTGGCGCTGCACACGTTTGCTCGTCTTGTAGATCAGCTCACAGCCACAGCCAGGATGCCTCTCAAATGCGCCCTTGTCGTATGCCTCTCGGTAAGACATGTCTGTTCCGCATCGGTCAAGGCACCATTTGCAGGCACGTCCGCCGCTCAGGCCCACGCCGTCATAAATGCGTGTGACCGTCACCCGAAGCCCTGCAGAGCTGTGGGCCCTGGCATTCGTCTTCATCGAATCATCAACGACTTTCCTCGAAGCGTTCTCGCACGAGCCGATCAGGAGCTGAGGAGCGAAGGCCTGCGCCGTTTCCGCCGCAATTTCTGCCGCACGTCGCTGGTCGAACTCTGGCACTAACGCAGCCAGCCCGATCCCAGCGTCTTCATTCATTGCTTCCTGCGCGGCCCTCGCTATGGCCACC